GCCCCCTGTCGATGAGTTTGCCAAGGTCGGCGAGCAAATCGACAAGGCTGATGCCCGTGTGTCGGCTGGCGTCCAGGTTGCCCGTAACGCCAATGCCCTAGGTAAACCAGCCGTGGTCGAAAAGGAACTGGCGGTGGTAGCCTCCTACCTCCCAGCCCCCGATCCCCACAATCTGGGCTACATTTCCAATCGGGTAACCCGCAACGACCCCGAGGAGTATAAGCGAGCGATGGAGGCTGGGGCAAAACTGCTGGCCGCTATCGAAACCAACTGGGCCAAGGCCGAAGCGGACGCCTCCAAGAACAAGGTCGCCTTGGACGCCGCTAACGCCCAAGTGGTCGAATTGACCGCCGAGGTGGAGAGGGTCAAGACCGAGGGCATCCGAAACGCCTTCACCGTGGCCGCTGGAGCCTGTTTCCTTGCCGCCCTTGGTCTTGCCATCCTCGGACAGTACCTACGGGCTGGTGGGGCATTTGTGGTGGGTTCTTCCATCGCAGGGCTACCTTACCTTTTCGCCTCCCCCTATTTTGTCCCAGGGGTAGCCATTACCATAATCAGCACTATCGTAATTTGGTCTTTTGTCTGGTGGTTCAAACGCCCTAAAACCTATGACCCGCCCAAAGACCCCAAAAACTAAAGTTGTTTGGAGGAAGTTAGGAAAAGAGAAAGCATGGGGACAGGCTACTTGCGATCCCTCACGGCCCACCATTGAAATAGACCCACGCCTGTCGCCAAAGCGTGAGTTAGAGGTTCTGTGCCACGAGCAACTGCACCTTTCCCTGCCCGACCTTTCCGAGTCTCAAATCGACCGCCTAGGCAAAGAGATGTCCCGCACCCTCTGGTCGCAGAACTTTCGCAGAGTCCTCCTAGGAAAACACAAGACCCCCGTTAAAATAAGCAGATGACCGCCGAAACTTTTTGCACGACCATCGTACCAGGCGTTGCGTCCTTGGCTTATTTATCTGCGGGTATCGCCAACTTATTCACAAAGAATTACCCGCTGGCAATTATGTGGCTGTGCTATTCGACCGCTAACATCTGCCTCCTACTTTCGGTCGCCCGCAAATGAGTCCCCCCGCCCCGATTGACCCAGAAAGCATCCCCAAGGAAATCAAGGACGGGGCGGTAGCATCCATCCTCGGGTCGCTGGCTATGACCGCCCGACTGCTCCTACACACGGGGCCAGAACCTGTCACCATCTTCTGGGTCATCCGCCGTGTGTCCGTAGCCGCCATCGTAGCCGCCTTTGTGGGCTGGGGCATCCAAGAACATATTGCCTCCGCTTCTCTGCGTATGGCCGTCATCGGTGCCTGCGGGTACGCCGCCCCAGAGGTGGCAGACTATGTTCTCAAATATATCAAAGCCCGTGGCGAGGCCGAGGTGTCCAAGGTGACCAAGCAAAATCCCAATGGCAAAAAGCGTCCAGCCAAGCGAAAGTGAAAAGAGCCTGTTCTTGGCGGTTGTTATTCTGACCGTCATCGCAGGCATTACCGCTTTTGCCGCCGCCTGGATTTGCGACTATGTGCTGTCCGTTTTCGGCAATAGCCAAGCGATGGCGTTGATCATCGTGGACGGGGGCAAGCAGATGAAGTCGGACGATGCCACTCTAGAGAAGCAACTTACCACCGCCACCCTTGCCCTTCAAACAGTCCGTGACCTAGGCTGGGCTTTGGCAGTCGGGTGCGTAGGCGTAGCCATAGCGGTGGCTTTACGGTTCCGCAGGCGTTAAGCCTTCGTGCCCTCGTAGAATAGGGCGGCACCAATCTTCTTTGGCTTAATGATGCCGTTCGTAACCATCGCCTTAATGACCGCTTCAGCCTGGTCTTGTTGAAGGCTAAACTCCCTCGTCAGTTCGTCCAGCAACGCCTTTCGGCTCAAGGTAGGCTTGGTTGAAAAGTGAGCGTACTGCTGGCCTACTTTCAGCAACTCAAAAGCCTCCATAGTGGGAGCGACTTCCCATAGCACCTTATGGTCGGCGTGCTTTAACTTGATAGACAAGGTAGGCTTGCCATCCACAGTCCGCATCCCAGCCAACTTGCCACGCTTCGTAAGGTTAAAGGAGAAGATAGGCTTTTCCTTGGACTCACGGCGGACGCTGATGATCGCTCTAGCCCAGTTCACTAATTCAGAACTTCCTAGGCCGCTATATGCCATGTCCGAGATTGTCTGCTCATCCGTGGTTTCCTTGGGCTTGGGCTTACCTTCATGGTGAATGAATACCATGATGCACCCCGTCTCTTGCAACACGGGCTGGATAAGGTTGCGGAGGAAGTGCGAGCAAACCTCTTGCTTGGACAAATCACCCCCCACATAGGACAGCAAGGGGTCTGCCACCAGGACATCCAGTTTCAGCCGCACGATAATCTTACGGCACAAATCTACGAAGTCTTTACCCGTCTTGCTGGCTTCGGTGAAGAAGCGGAGGTTTTCACGGCATAAATCCCGTTCACTACTGGTAAGGCACATCCCAGATGACACTCCTTGGAAAGCCTCCGCAAGATCGCCCATATCGCACTCTGCTTGGACAACGCCAATGCGGAGGGGTCGAATGACAGGAATCCCGAACAGTTCCCGTCCCACCGCCCATGAAGTCGCCATTTGCATGACAAACGATGATTTTCCAATACCAGACTGGCCTGTAACAAGAAGGCTTCCACCTCGACAAAGGTACCGACCATGACCAATGACATGGTTCGGGTCGTTCTTGGTATCGTAGGTTTCGAGCGTGTCGGTTCGGATTTCGTCTGGAAAGTCTTGCCCTTCCCGCCAAGCGGTGAAGGAGTCCCAGTCCTCGGCCCCGACATTGAAGGCGAGGATGCGTTGTTCTTTGTCGCCACGCTTGACCCCACCGAGGCGGCTCCAGCGAGACGGGTTTTTGTTTTGCGGGTCGGGTTCATGGTCGGAAAGGTATTCATAGACTGCGGTGCGGCGTTCTTCCCATTGGGCTTTGTCGGCGGCGTCCACCTTGACCCAGGCGTGAATGGATTTGCCGCCCGAGTCCACCAAAAGGCTGATGGGAAGGTTGGACTGCTGGAAGATCGCAAACTGCTCCTCCTTGGACTTCTTGTCGAACTCGACCAGAACATGGCGGTAACAGGCCACGGCGTTGTCCGTACCCGTGTAGTCGTCCTTGGTAAAGGGGTTGATGCGAATCCATGCCCCCTGCTCGGACTCGGCAAAGTGCTTGCCCTGCTTGGCATCTGGGCCGAAAAACTTGGACAGCCACTCGGCTCGGGTAATGAAGATGCCCTTGGAGGCTGGGAACCATTTGCCGTCCTCCGTCTGCCCAGCCTCGTTGGTGATGCAGACCACATCCTCGTCCTTAAAGCAGTTAAGCAAGACATCCGCCGTGTTGTAAGGCGTCTGGGCATCTACCATGCCTGCAATCACCGTAGGGTCGAACACGAAGCGACCATTGGCACCCACCTTGCGTTCCTTGCCTGCGTTCAGCCAGCCCTTGGGCTTCTCATGAGGCTTGACGAAGGCATCGTTCAACTTGTGGCGGAGTTCCTTCTCGCCCCAGGGCGGGGAACAATGGGAGGTGTTCCACTCGTTAAGCAGGAACCAGGCGTCATCGTAGCCAAGGTCAAAGCCATTGGCTAGTATGCTGGCCGCACGATAAGTGGCTGGGTGCCCGCCTTGGCCTGCCGTGGCGGGAGGAAGTTTGCCAAGGTACGCCCTGGCTCCCGTGATGCGATCTTGAAGGGTCATTTGACTTGAGTGTAGGACACCTTGAAGCCGTTGGGTGCAAGGCTGACGATGTTATACTCAACCCACTCTGTCGCCGTATCCCAATCCCATTTGTGCATCTTCATGCACACCGTAATGAGAAGGTAATAGTTGTAGGTGATGCAACCGTCCTTGCTTGTGCGGACGATGGCTTTCTTGAAGTCCTTGTGAGGCTCCAGTTTAATATGTTGTTTCATGGTGGGTGGAGTTCTGACTTTGCCACTCCCCACCCCCGTGTCAACCGTAGAAGTTCAACTTCATCAACCGACCTTTAGCCAACTGTCGCAGGCGAACCATCTTCACCAATTTTTTCTTCACGGCTTCCTTGATGATGATCTCCGTGTTCGTCCGACCCATCTTCCAAAGTTTGGCGTACTGGGCAACGCTCATGTAGCCCTCGGGTACGACATCGACCGCCCCCTTGCGTTGACGATAGACTTCCTCAAGTAACCTCTGTGCCTTTACAGCGGGATTTTCCATTGGTCGGTGCCATCGTGGATGTGAAGGGTAGGGTACAGCGAGTTGTCCGTGTATTCCCCATAGACGAAGCCCTGTGACCACCCCAGCGTGCTACGGCGGGTGTTGGCGTACTCAAGCGACCCCTTGCGGGTCAGCGTGCCCACGGAGATGCCCTGGGCGGCGTTGTAGGTGCGACCCATCTGGATGCTGGCCTTATGGGTATGGGCAAAGATGACATTCCCGTACATCTCCGCCATGTCACGGGCCGAGTTCTCATTGTAAATTGTTCCGTGGGTAAACTTGTAATTGGCCAACTGATAGACTTGCCACACCCCAGAATACGGGATGAGTTGGGCGTGCAATTTTAAGCAGGCCACCTCAATGGCTTCGATGCTTGTCTGTGCCGCCATCGCCCGCAGTTGATTGTTGCTGTGGCGATCACGCCAAAGACGGGCTTCGTGATTACCAGCCAGAACAACGGTGCAACGCAAGCGGTTCAAGAAATCAATGCCCCCCATTAGGTCGGGCTTGATAGGGTCGCCTTCGCCACCAGCACTTCCCATGAACGGGGACATATCGGTGAAGTCACCCAGGTGTATCATCTCATGGGGCTTAAAGGACTCACGGAACTTGACGACAGCCTCGACCGCCAGCGGGTCAGCGTAGATGCCGTGGGAACACCCAACGGCCATGAACCTTCGATAACCTTTGGTAATGTTAGCCACGGAGTTTAGACACAACTTTGAATTGGTAGTTTGGGATGCTT